TGTTAAAGACATCCCTTACCCCTGTAAAATAGTTTCATATAATTCACAACTTTCTGCACAACCACTGTTTTCATCTGCGTCGAACAACTGAATCTGACGCTGATTAGTAAACTTTACTTCCTTCCATTCGTTACGAAGCATCTCTGTAGACTTCTTTCCTCTGAAGAAGTATTGGGGATTTCCGTCACCATCTGTTCTAACTGTGCTATAAAGTTTCTCCATGCGATCTGGAAAATCGTACCAGTCATAATTTTCTTCTAAATTTTTATAATGCTTACTAGTAGTTTTTTTCCAGCACCATTTACAGTTTCCTTGATGTTCTTTGATTTCAAGCGTAAATGACATATCTTCCCAAAAGTCATTAACATCTATTTTATCAGAAGGAAACCAATCAATCAACGGATAAACTATTTTATTGTCGGTTGCTGTTTTAGATACTCGTCTAGTCTCGTCTGTTCTGATTCCAATAGCGGTTTCATAGTCTTTACCCCAACCAAGAACATTTCTAATGTAATAGTGCATTGGATCTGTTTTTAGCCGCGCTGTACACTGCGGAGAAATCATATTTGGGATGCCGTACTTTTTAATTGCATTTTCAAATGGCTCACCGTTTCTGCTTGCGGTTTCAAAAGTAACTATTTTAGGACGAATTCCAGTTCCTTTTTCGTGTGTTACTTCGGCCTCAATCCAGACGGTGTTAAATCCCAGGTGTTTATCGCATTGATTGACGAAATCTAATGTTTTATCGTGCTCTTGGCCTGTATTAGCAAACACTACAACTATTTCGTCGTATTCATCTTTTTTGGGACTAGATAAAATCTTATGCGTCATATATGCGCTTGTTTTACCGCCGCTAAAACTGATGAATAGTCTTTTCATTTAAAAGTTCTTTAATACAGTTGTTACTTATAATAAATTTCTTTGATACGATCGTAATTAGCAATTGCAAACTCTAAGTAATGCTTTGCCTTCTCCAAGTCCTCAACGCCATTCTTACGTGCATGGCGCTGTACGTATTTTACCACATTGCACAGCCACGGATCTAACTTCCACTCCATGAAGACATCCCACGGCTGGATGCCGACCTGATAGTGGCTACCGCCGACTTGTTTGCTGGCGATGTAGTCGCCCAATGTTTTATGCTGCTGTGACACTGGCGTGCTCCTTTATTGCTTTGGTGGATTTGGACCAACTTCCGCAACTCGTGCATTGGAATCTTTGGAAGGTTCCTGTGGTTGTGTAGGAGAATCCTCGCTTTTGCAGACTATGGTTTCCACAGTTGGGGCAACCTGCACCTCCGTAGAGGTTATGATTAGGATGAGATTTAATCCAAGGGAGCAAACGATCATAGACTTTCTCCAGTAAAACAACGTCCTGCTTGTTATACTTCTCCATAACCTTCCAGGCGGAAGGGTCTTTGTTCATGCACTTGACCCACAACTGATATCCTTCATGCGATGTCTTGGAGCCAAGATCAAGGCGCTGTGCCACATAGTCTAATTTGTTGCTAGGAAAGCGAAACTCTTTGCGAACCACTCGCAGCAGGTCCACTTGCTTGTAAGGCGCTGGTGGCGCTAAATGATGCAGCAGAAACTCTTTATTGAGAATCGGCATATCGAAGCGACTGCCGTTGTAATGCACAACAGCATCGGCCTCAGAGATAAGGTCGTGAATACGCTGCAGCATTACTTTAGGCTTGTTGGTTTTGTAAACCGAATCAAACATCACTTCTTTCTTGCCGTGCCACTTTGCTGCCCAACACATCACGTAGGACGAATCAATGATGCGCTCTGGCTGGATATACTGATCCTTCAAAGCCCATACGTGAGCCGTCATAGGTGACGTTTCGATGTCCAGCATTAGCAGTTTCATTGTGCGTCCTTGTCCTTGTTGTCAAGAATACTGTCAATGTCGTCTTTTTCTTTTTTACTTAAAGAATTAAGATACGTATTAAGTTCTCCCATTGCTTCATCCCACTCAGGAGTACCTACTTTTGCTACTCCAACAATGTCGTCTTCTTCGGTAGTAAAAGTCTCAAATCCACAGTCGATATTCATTCCGTAGTTATCCTGAACTTGGATTTTATCTATTACACCGACGTAACCAGTGCTCTCTAAAAACTTTGCAAACTGATACAGCACCGGAACCCATGTGGTAGTGTCATCAAATTCGTGAGTTGTTTTAATTGTGGTGGTATGAGGCCAGTTGTCGTTATCACCAACATACTCAATATCTTCATAAAAAAATTTAAACGTCTTCATTTACTCTCCTCAATAGGTTAAAGAAATACACACAGTCTACCACAACCAGGGGCTTATCTCGGTTTTGCTTGATGACGAGAACTGGCTCGTATCCTTTGGCGTTGTCCTTTGCTTGCTGATAGTGTCCGTAAACTGAGATGCTTGCTCTTGACTTGCATTCCACACTGATTGGTAACTTCCGTCTGGCTGCTGGACTAAGTAGCAAGTCTTCCCCTGACACGCCCATGCTAACTGAACGAACATCATCAGGCTCCAGATCGAACTTTGCTATTATTAAGTCTCTTACGGCCTGCTGAAGAACTCGGCCTTTTGCTTTCGCTGAAGACGGCTTCAATGTTGACTTCCTTTCTGTTTTTAATCCATTGTTTCGGGATGTGCATACGTGCGTTGCTGGAGTCCATGCTGACGGTACTAGCGATGCAGATTGCTTCCGCGTTTTCATCGACGACATAGCCGATGGTAAAGCAGTTGTGTACCTCCGCTTTGACTTTTTCGTTCCATTCCACATCTGCTACAGCGTCCACCCATTCGACATAGATTATCGGGGCTTTCTCCAGACCTGATTTGGCTTTCTTCGAATCCATAGTAAACTCGCTTGCTCCGTTAAATAGTCTTCATCGTTGTCATAAGCCTTTAATACTGCTTCGTATAAGGCGTCCTCAGTCTTACAGCCTTTTAAAATCTTCTCTGCCTTCTTTGGGCCGATTCCGTGCAATCCTGGTATGTTGTCTACACGATCGCCGGTCAGGACTTGTGTGTAGAAAGCATACATCGTATCGTCTTCATCAACCCAGAACTTCTGATTTCGCTTCATATTGTAGTGCCATCCACGGATCATGTTCAAGTCTTTGTCCGTGGTGCAAATCACGTACTCTTCTGGCTCTAGCGAATATGCTGCTATACCGATTGCGTCATCAGCCTCTTGAAACTGCTCTACCGGAAAGGCCCAAGCAGAATTAAGATAATCACGCAATAGGTCTAAATGCTTCGGTTTCTCGCCTGTTCTGTTGCCTTTGTAGGGCTTGGTCTTCGCTATCTGGATGCGGAAGTTCTGGTAGCCGGTGAGCCATCCTTCAGCATCATCGCAGCCAGCATGAACGTAGACCAATTCCTCAAGATATTCAGAGCACTTGCTGAGGGCTGTTTTGTCGTCATACTCTTCGCAACCAGCAGCGATAGTGTAGGCAACAATGTCGCCATCAACAAGTGCGATCATTGATTATACCTTAGCGATAGAGTAACCGAGTTGTCCGTGATTACGGCTCAGTCCTTTAGCACGAAGGTATTTACGCAGTGCATTGCGAGCCTTTTCATAGTTGCTCAGGCCAGCAAAGACTTTGAGAGACATTTTTTTACCATTGAATCGAACGACGTACATAATTATCCTTTCGGTTATGTTTACAGAACTTCTTCGGCTTCCGCAGATGCTTCAGGCGCATCGTAGGCAACCAGGTTATCAACTACCAACTTAGTCAAGGACGCAGAAGTACCTTTCTTGTTCTTAAACGTCCACGAATAAGCACCAACTACAGCGGTTGCTGTAGATCCGTTACCAATAGCAACATTGTTCAAATCGTTGCCACTAGCGTCGAATACTTTCATCGGCACAGTGCTCTTGCAAGTGATGTAGAAGCCTTTCTCTGGCTTGTCTTCACGCTTACGCACTTCAAGGCCAAGTCCTTCTAATGCCTGAACAGCATTGTCAGACAGATTACACAAATCTAATTGAAACTTGCCTGACATATCGTTAGGCTTGTTATGGAAGCACCACATCACTGTGGCTTTGATCTTCACTGGTTTTGCTAGGTCGTTCATTTAATTATCTCCTTTAAGGTTAATGAACACTGTCGTTGGACTTCTTTTGCTGCTCTGTAGCAACTAGTATAGCAGCAGTTTCCAGAATGTCAAGTATTTCTTCGTAGTCGCCAGACAAGTCCATAGAATACGCCACATGGACCTCGTTGCCGATCACGGCGATCATAATTGCCGATTCAGGATCTTCAAATTCTTTACTTAGTTCTTTTTTCATAATCTAAAATACTTTCTGATATTATTTGTGCTATTTGAGGAACGATGGCGTTTCCAAGTTGTTTAATTCTGTCCATTCCTCTGGATAGCCCATTAGCCATTCGTACATCTTTGGGCTCACCACTCCACCTGGGCCACCTGCCATTTTTGATAGTAATTGACAACCTCGGTGTTTCATCATAGACGGAGCCAGTTGATTGCCCATTGTTGTTGGGGTAGGCAATAATCCAGATTCTGTCCCTGCGGTGAGGCGCACCAACGGCTGAAGCGGGTATACAATGCCATTCCGCATCGTACCCGATCTCAAAGAGCGACCTGAGCACTTGATCCAATCCTCTAGATCGAAGCATTGAAACATTTTCGGCAATGACCCACTTTGGTCTCGTTTCTTTGATGAGCCTGTGGAACTCAAACCATAGTCCTGAGCGCTTTCCATAAAGACCTGCTCCTTTTCCTGCAAGGCTGATGTCTTGACATGGGAATCCTCCGGTAATAATGTCAACTGCTCCAATGTCAGATCCTTTCAATGTTTTGACATTATCATAAATTGGTACAGAAGGCCAATGCTTTTTCAATACTTTTTGTGCTGCTTTATCTATTTCGCAAAAACCAATAGTCTCATAAGAACCGGCCCACTGAAGTCCTAAAGCAAAGCCGCCAATACCACTAAATAAGTCAAGATGTTTCAATGTGTTTCCGCCCAATTGTTGCCAATCTTGTATTCACCGTCCAAAGGACAGCGAAGGTTCAGCATTATACCAGCCTTTTTGATACTGTCAACCGCTAATTCCCCTACTCTTTGTGCGTGTATTTCTGAGACTTCTATCTGCCATTCATCATGCACATTGGCGACAAACTTGGCATCTAACTTTTCTTTCCTGATTGACTCATCCAGCACAACCAGAGCCTTTTTCATCACTATCGCACCAGCACCTTGAAGGAGCGTGTTGAGTGCTGCGTGCGCGGACCTAATGAATAGTTTGCGTCCATCAAGACCTGGTACATATCCCTTTTGGGAGAGCCTTTCAACTTTCTCACGAAGAGTTCGCAGACTTGGCGTGTTCCTAAGAAAAGAATCGATGAGTTTTTGACCCTCTTTTGCTCCACCACCAGTAATCTTCCCGATCTTGGAAGCCCCCGCACCGTATAGCAAGGCATAGATAAAAGTTTTGGCCTGCGCTCTAGTTTCCAAACCTGCTGCCTTTTGATTCTTGGTGTGCACATCACCCGATACAACTTCGCTGACATAGTCTTTATCCTTCATATAGTGAGCAAGCATACGCAACTCAAGGCCACTAGCGTCTGCACCAACAAGTTTGTAGCCTTTCGGCACAGTGAACAGACTGCGGCATTCAGCACCGTACTCAGAGCCAACTGATGGCACTTGCGCCATGTTAGGACTGTGGTGTGTCATTCGTCCCGTAACTGCGCCGTTGGTGATGATCTTACCGTGAATCCGTTGGTCTTCAGTCGTATGCTCAATCCATGACTCAATCTGAGCCACCCGTTTCTGAATGAGTAGGTACTCAGCGATGGCCTTTGCTTCTGGTATATCAACTCCAGCCAATGTTGTCTCATCAACGATCACCGAGCCTTTTTCGGTAAACTTTTTCGGGGACCAGCCTTTTTCTTGGAGGCGCTTGGCGATTTGCTGCCGCGAGCCTGGGTTGAAGACTTCGATATGGTCTTTGAGACTTTTTCCTGTTTTCTCACTAACTCTGGCGGTGACGATTGGCGGAAAGATACACTGTAGGGATGCCTCAATTGTGCCCATTTTATCTTTAAGTCCTGCCAGAAGGACCATAGCGTTAGGCAGATCAAATTTAAAACCGTTTCGCTCTTGCTTGTTGACGATGATTGCGACTTTGTGTTCAAGTTCGATGCTTTGCTCTTCGAAACCATAATGTTTTTGCTCCTCTAGTAAGCGTTTATAAACCTTCTCCAACAACTCCACATCCCTGATGCAATAGGTCTGCATTTCCTCAGACCAGCCGGCATCAAAGTCAGTGAATTCAATCTTTGGTAATCCTAGAATGCTGCCCCAGTTTGCGAGGCTGTGTCCTCCCTCTCGGTTTGGGTTCATCAGCCTTGACATGACTAGGGTGTCTATGCACATCGACGGAACGATCTTCGTATTCCATAGCCTGTTCAAGATTGGGTAATCGAATCCGATTCCGTTGTGCGCTACTAGCAACGGCTTGGCCTCTAACATTTTTAATAAAGTGTCTGCCTTGCGATGACATTTAACTTCCCCGCTTTTTGCGTCCTTTGTTACTACTAGCCAAATCTGGCTGGCTTGGCTGTTCGTTTCTATGTCCAGGAATAGCATCGATTTCGGTCCATCTGCTTTCATCTTCGCTCTTTTTCAGTAAAGTTCCGTCATCTGTCAGTACATACAATGTAAGTACGCCGTTCTTATTCATCACCGAAGTGACGCTTATAGGCTTCATATTCTTCCTTTCGTTGCTCTAACTCATGCATGATAGCACACTTCTGTTCGTCTGTGTAGAAAATCCAATTGGAGATTTCGTTGACTGTCCTAAAGCAAGTCTTACAATACCACATATTGTCGTCCAGTTGGCAGACTTTCTTACACGGCGTCACTTCAGATCGTCCTTTAGGCTGTTCTGCAGGTTAATCAATTGAATATTAAGCCGGTTCGCCAACTCGTTAGCGGTTCTGGCTTCGTCTTCAAGTCGCTCCATCCGTGCTCGCATCATAGCATTCTCACGCTCTAACTCAGCGATGACTGACGCCTCGTCTAAACCAAATGGTAACTCAACTTCATAGGGCACGCCACTAACCTTCACGATAAGACCTCCATAGTCCAAATAAAACAGTTGCAAGCATAATGTACAGAAACGGTATCAGGTTCATTTCGTTGCCATCCAATAAAGGCCAATGTTAGAAAAAGCATAGCCACCATAGACCACCAGCATCGCTATGTTGCCTTTGAGACCCTGCTCTGCTGCGATGTAGGCATAGATACAGCCGGTGACTATGATAAGTAATGCGCTCATCGCATCGCTGCCTTAATCAGTGCAATAGCATCTTCCAGGCCATTACAGAGTGCTGATGCCTCACGGAAATGGTACTCAGCAATCTTTCCATCGACTTGGTGCATATCGATGAATTCCTGCGCCATCGCTTCTAACTTGACAACGGTGTGCATTATAGGAGTATCGCTAGGACCAACAAAGGCCCAATGCTCAACAGTACCTTCATCGCCAAAGCCCACATGACTATCCACCTCCAGTTCGATTGTTTTAATACTCATTTGTCATACTCCTTATAGATTGAAAGAATTTTCATTACTGCCTGTTTTGCATCACTGTCGAGCAAGTGTCCGAATTCCTCTGGATGGTTGAATCGCTTGATGAAGCGAACAAGGTCATTTAATTCGTCTTGCTGATCTTCGATGACTTGTTTCAGATCATCGATGACTGCTTCTGACACTTGAAGTTCTCGGTCGCGTGCTTCGACATTAGCCAAAGCAGCGTTGATGCTCCATTCAGATCGAATCATTTTAGACCTTTCAGAATTGATGATACAAATGCAAAGATACCTAATAGTGCTGCGGATGTCATAAGTTTATCTCCTAAAGTGAGGACTCATTGATTTCAGTCATACGGCCTGTAAACTTGTCATAGAGAACAGCACAGGCTTTGCCAGTCTCTCCAGAGTAACGGTTCTTGATAACTCTAATGCGTGTTGTGTTGCGCTCAATTGGATCTTCGTGTTGTGCTGCTCTTTCCAATCCTAACACCATATCTGCCAATTGTCCAATACTTCCTGAACCCCTTAATTGGGACAGACTAGTGGCTGCGCCGTCCTCGTGACCTTTGCCGCCGTCCGGCCTCTTTAAGTGGGACACCACAAACAGAGTGATGCCTGTCTCTTGTACGATCATTCTCAATTTACTCATAATTTCGTCTATCGCTTTTCTTTCGTCACCATGCGACTGGTCAGATACCACAATAGACACATGGTCAAGAAGAATGTAGCGACAATCAAGGCCCTTAGCAAAGTACCTAACTCGATTGATAATGTTATCGATAGCAGTAGAGCCAAAGCAATCATAAAAATAAAGTCTATCGGAGCCAAGCGTCTTATCGAAGGCTTCTTTTTTCTCTCGGTCATCAATTGATACCTCCGCTAAGTGTAACGGCTTATTGACCGCCAGCGACATAATCGACAATGCGGTGCGCTTGACTGATTCCTCCAAGAACATGATGCCGATGTTGTCCTTAGTCTCGCAGAGCAGTTGCCAGATGATCTCACGCATAAATTGAGATTTGCCTAATCCGGAGCCAGCAGTAACCACGACCATCTCTTGACTGCGGATGCCGCCTGTCATGCCGTTCAAGCCAGCATATGGATAGTGCGCTTGCGCCTTCTCTAGCGGCTGCATCACTAGGTCAAGCAGACTAGAGCCAGCAACGATGCCATCCGGCACATACTGTTCAGCAGACCACCATGCCTTTACAAAGTCGGCAGACTTGTTGTCCTTGAGATAATCACAGGCGTCCTTATAGCCTTGGTGCATCTTCATTATCTTGACTTTGTTGCCGAACAACTCCGCAACTTTGGCGGCGGCTTCGCGGCCTGGTTCATCAGCATCAAAGGCCAAGACAATCGCCTCATACGAGTCAATCCACTCATACTGTGCTTGACAATCCTTTACCGCTGACTGTGCGCCATTCTTGATCGATACGACTGGATACTTAGAACCCATCATCTGATAAGCCGCTAGCGCATCAAGTTCCCCTTCCACAATGGTTAGATATTTACCACCTGCGTTCCATTGTGCTTGTCCGAACAAGAGAGCATCCTTGATGTTGCCTTGACTGCGGAATTGCTTGTCTGCAACGGTGCGGATCTTCCATGCCACTTCGGTGCCTTTGGCATCGGTGTACGGATAGTAGTGCTGACCATCCGATTGACGGACTCCGTAGGCCTCACAAGTGGCTTTGGTGATACCACGATCAGGTATGCTCAGGAATTGACCGCTAGTGGGGTTAATTTGGCCTACAACGGCTTTCTGGGTCATGGGTAATACCTTGGCATAGGATTGCTCGGAAAAGGCGCTATCGGCCTTATAATGCTTCTCACACACAAAGCAATAGCCGGAGCCATCGGAATATACGGCTTTGCCATCGCTAGAGCCACAGGAATCACAGGATTCATGCCTTAAAAACTTGTTCTGCGATTGTATTTGCATTTTTTATCTCTCTTTGTTGACTAATTTGGTCAAGAATAGATAACAGATCCAACACAGCCGGATCGGTGCTATTTAGGGACATCACAGAATCATACACATCAGATAAAAACACATCGATGCCAATGTGCGCAGTGGTGAGCAGTTTGGCACTATCCATCACGGTGAACCAATACATACGCTCTAAATCATCGTTTTCCATTGAAGCCCTACCTTTCATTGATGTTAAAAGATATTAAATAGTTAATAATCATTAGCACTATAGTGCTCTATAGAGTTAATATAGTCTTTAATAGCAAGAATCGTGCCACCTTGTTAGCGCTCGTTCCATCGATCCTCGAAATAGTCATCTTCAGGGAAATCCCCGCTAAGGCCTGAAATTTCCTCTGTATCGGCTTCGTAGACATCATCAAGGTCGGACATCAACCCAACGTTGCCAACGGCAACAACGTCGCTTTTAATCGTTCCAAGGCAATGTTTACACAGTCCGATGTATTCGCGAGTGAAAACTGACCTCACCGTGGCGTCATAGTCGCTCATTAACTCATTACATGCTCGGCATCTCATGGTGTAGTCCTTATTGTCAGAGTGTCCAATTCTGCGAGCCAATCTTTTTTAGACTCTGCCGCTAGGCGTTTCGATTCCTCTGCCTTGATGACGTAATAGGCGAATTCTACGATGTCATCGGCCTGACCATAAAAATCATTCCATTCTGAATAGTCTAGTCTTTTATCTGCCAAGTCTAACACTTCTTTTCTATTTAGTAGCATTTTAGGAATCCTTAAAAGTATTGATAAGAGACATTTTCATCGATTCAATGCTCTCTGCTAGTTTATAGCCAGGAAATCTTTCATAGTCTTCGAATGGCGTAATGTCTTCGCCAATCTCATCGTTTTCGATGCGCTCAAGGATAGCGTCAAAGTCTCCCGATAGAGTGCCATCAGGATAATCGCTCAAATGCCAGCCTAAAGCATAGGACTCTGCTCTGCGTTCTATAACTGATTTCATTTCAATTCTCCATTAATTGATCGTGTTGTGATTGTAATTCTATCATTCTTTTCGCGAAGTATTGCCAATCCAACGGTAAGCCGTTTTCCGTTGCTAGTTTGATCGCAGCAGTAAGGCCAAGATATGACCCCAAGATGCCTATCTCACGATAGCGGATTTCGTCTTTGCTCATTTTATCAGTCTCCGTAGTATTCAACGCCTGTAGGCATTCCGGCCTCTTCCATCAATTGCCACATGGCAGAACATATGTCGTTCCACTCTTCGTCATATTCTGCCGTTCCTTCCGGTATTCCATGCTCACGGTAAAATTGTAGAGCATTCCATAGCAATTCAATTTTCTGATCGTTCATTTTCAAAGTCTCCGATGATTAGTCTAAATTCCACGGTTCCATCACTAGGCAAACGCCAGCGAGAGAGAATAATAGCACAGCGATATCGAATAAGCCCATGATTAAATCCCCATTGTAAGGCCAATATTAGCCCTATAGTGCCCCTTTGCGGAGACACTATAGGATAATACTGATCAGTCTAATCGATCGCCAGCATAGGCCTTAATTCCATGCTCGCGAAGTACTTTAGCATATGCGCCGGCATAGGCCGATTTCCGGTCTACGGATTGTCCGAATCCAGTGACCCATAGAGTAACGCCCCCGCCATACATGGGACGCATTAAACCTTGTTTTTTAGCCCATATCGCGAACGATGAATTCGCCGGTTTAACAGTGACCCATGCGAATCCACACGCGCCGTCGTCGATAACGTCAATAAGTTTACCGTTATCGATCACACCCATCGGAACCGGCCTTGCTTCGATCCCGGCCTTTTCGCCGGCCTTGTGCGCCGATTCTACTATCTCCCTGTACTTTTCATATCTTTCCATACGTGCGGCCTTTTCGGCGCGGATTTTATCCCTAAGTGATGCATATTCCATAATTAATCCCCTTTGAGTGATTGCACGATTCGATTGTAGATTCTTGCTTTGCTTTGATAGTACTGATAGTCCCGATCCGCCGGCGTAAAATTAAGCCATTGATTGATTCCAGCATTCGCCAGAATTGCGGCCTTAAGTTTCCCCGGCGTGGAATAGTACGCCATAAACCCCGAATGATTGTAATGCGCGATAAACCCCGCGCACAAGTGTAAGTACTTATACGCTTGCTTCGATAGTTTATCGGGATTAGTGACGGCCTTGATCACGTTATTCGCGATCATTGCGGATTGTCGTTCGGTGTACGGTGTAATCATGGTAAAGCCCCTTTGATAAAGTTAAACTGCGAGAGATAGAGAAAATACTTGATTAGGCGTATCGATCACGAATCCGGTATTATCCTTTTTTGCCTTGCCTTTGGCGTATAGTGCCACGATTACACCCTTAGGGTCAATATGACGAATGTCACTGTTATCGCCGTCAACGCATTCTAAGCCCAAGAATTTAGCAGGAATATCGGCGCGATTACGGAATACAGCCGCGATCCGCATCCCGGCACTAATGGCCTGATTGACGTATTTTTGAAACCCTAGTACGCCAGAGTAAGAAAACGTAAGGTCATAATTAGCCGGTAAGTTATGACGTGACGGAATTTTAGTGTAATCATAGAATTGCACGTCCGGAAATACTTGCATCAAATTGTCATAGGTAACTCCGCCGATAGTAACTGGGATATTTTCCCATTTAATGTCACTAGTGCCATTTAAACGTACGAGTGGAATCATCCCCTTTTTACCGGCGCGTTTCACTAGGCGCGAGATATCCTGGGCTAATAATTGCATAAATGCTTCGCGATTCTCAAAAAAGGCCTTTGCTTTCCGAATGCGTGCGGATTGCACTGATCCCATTGCACCGCGACCGGCAGTGTACAGGCATGCCTTATCGCATTGAGCGATCGCCGCCATTGGGCATACTTGACGGCCCGAGATATCTACCGGCGCGATATAGAGAATGCCAGTCATAAAGCCATATTTTTGACCTTTGATTGTCTTCGCGTTTGAATCTACTGTTAACAGTGAGCGGTGTGCTAGTTTCGGATGCATGGTAATTCCCTTTCAGTTTAGGTTTAATGATTGTACTTCGTAATGCTAAATAATTCCGTACTGCAGTGCTAGGATATTTTTCTTACCCTTTCATATATATACGTGAAAGAATCGTGCCAATCTTGTGTGCACTGCAACATAAACCTGCTAACTTATTGATTCTATTGATTTTATTTGTATTTCACGATACGGAATTATGTTTTTCTATTACCTGGCCAAGGCTGATAGATTAGATCTATGTTACCCTGTAGTGCCTCGATACAGGTGCAACTTCGACACATGCACTACTATGGTGCACAATACCGCACTGCAACATGACTGCATAGTAAGTGCTCACTGATGCTGCGCTGCACAATGTTGGTGCACGTTAGTCAGCACTAACTAACATAGGCGGGGGTGGGGTATGATGTTGTTTAGATAATTTTGTGAACCATCATAGCCACAAAAAAGAGCAAAATAGCACTAATGAGAATGATTCTCAATTACAAGAAAGATATAATGTTATCAATGACTTATCTAAATAAGAATGATTATCATTAACTATGAAGAAATTGGCTATGGAATCTGTGCACTGCGATAGGCCATCGGTGGAAGAAAGCAACAATGAATATCTATTGACAATGTGCATTACTACTTATTATGGTAAGTCTCATGAAAATATGCTATAGTCCTTCTATATTGCTACATCAGCGACGCTAGAGTGGGTTCGGTAATAACAAATACCTTTTTATAAAAATAAACCCGATAGCGTAAGACGATGTACACTATATAGAGAGATAAATAATAATTATTCTTTGTGCCTCTTTAGTGTGCTTTTAGCAATATTGACTATATAAGGTAAACAATGGAAACAAAAGACCCAGTGTCTTCTTCTAGTGTTACTGACTCTGCCGTGTCTAGTAGTTCTCCACTGACCTCGCAGACTGTGGTGACTACTAAGAACCCAAATGGGGCTGGCAGGCCAAAGAAGTCGGCTATTGAAGCCAAGAAGAAAAGAGAACTCCGTGGTAGACCGCCTGGTGAGGCAGCACGGATTAGAGAGTTTCATGCAAGGTTGCTCACCACCAAAGGTGACCACATCATTGAGACCATCATCAAGAAAGCCTTAGATCCTACTGATAAGGACCAGGCAGCGATGCTCAAGATGTGTGCCGATAGACTGTTGCCGATGTCTTACTTTGAGAAAGCTGGTTCCGTTGGTAACAAAGGCATCACCATTAACATCAGCGGAGTAGGCACAGTCAGCGCAACTGAAGAGAACACTATAGACGCTGAGGACGTAGACTTTGAATCTAGAGATTAAGTTACTTCCTTGGCAGCAAGATGTATGGAATGACAACCACCGATTTAAGGTAGTTGCTGCAGGCCGTCGTACTGGTAAGTCAAGATTAGCAGCATGGATGCTCATAGTTGAAGCACTGCAGGCAGATCGTGGTCATGTGTGGTATATTGCGCCAACGCAGGGACAAGCCAGAGATATTATGTGGCAGACCCTGCTGGATTTAGCGCATCCAGTTATTGAATCATCGCATATTAACAATATGCAGATTAAGTTGGTCAACGGCGCGATGATTAGTCTCAAAGGCGCTGATAGACCAGAGACAATGCGTGGCGTCAGTCTTAAATTCGTCGTATTAGACGAATACGGCGACATGAGACCAACTGTCTTTGAACAAATTCTGAGGCCAGCATTAGCAGACTTAAAAGGCAAGGCTCTGTTTATTGGTACGCCGATGGGAAGGAACCATTTCTGGGAACTGTATACCTACGGCAACGATAACAAAGATGAAGATTACAAATCCTGGCACTTCACCAGTTTCGACAATCCGCTGCTGGACCCAAAAGAAATTGAGACAGCAAAAAAGAGTATGTCCAGTTTTGCCTTCAGAACCGAGTTCTTGGCATCCTTTGAAGCAGCAAGCGGTGGCATCTTTAAAGAAGAGTGGATTAAAGTAGATGATGATGAACCAGTACACGGAAGATATTATATCGCAGTGGACTTGGCTGGCTTCGAAAATGTTGCCGCTGCCACAACTGCAAAAAAGAAAAGACTCGACCAGTCTGCTATTGCTGTTGTTAAGGTCTGCGTTGATGGAACGTGGTGGGTCGCCAATATCGAATACGGACGCTGGGACATCAAAGAGACAGCCCAAAGAATCTTCGATGCCGTCAGAGATTACGAACCACTATGCGTGGGCATTGAACGAGGAGCGCTTAAAAACGCGGTACTGCCATACCTAAGCGATTTGATGCGCCGCAACAACAAGTATTTCAGAATTGAAGACTTAACACACGGAAATAAGAAGAAGACTGACAGGATTACTTGGTCACTACAGGGCCGCTTTGAGCACGGCAAGATTGTGTTTAACGACGCAGTCTGGGTTTCTGAAGTCACTGACGAACTGCTTAACTTTCCGAACACTCAAGTCCACGATGACTTGATAGATGCTTTGTCCTACATCGACCAGATCGCCATTGCAGAATATATGAGCGATTACGAAGATGAAGAGTTTCAACCACTAGATAGAATATCTGGTTATTAAGGAGACCTAGATGCACTACGGAATGATGATGTCTGGCGAAAAAGAAGAAGAGTTTGTGCCCCTAAACTGGGACGCACTCGTTAAGAATCCTATGGTCTTTGAAGCCATCAAAGAAGAGATGGAATACAAGTTCAGTGCTGAGTGCTTGATGAAGATCATCACCGCAGCCAAAGAAGCCGGTCTTAAAGACAAGGACATCTTCCTTCCTGTGCAGGCTGACGAGGAAGAGGATATGAAAGAAGAGTATGCATCTCCGTTTGAAGACAGCATCGGCAACAGCCTAGAGGACTAATAATGGACGACCAAACCTACGACTCCAAAGAATCCCAGATCACTAACTGGGTTTTAGATCGCTGTATCGAATGGCGCGATCAGCGCGATGAGAACTACCTAGAAGACTGGAAAGCCTATGAGCGCCTCTGGCGCGGTATCTGGGCAGGCGAGGACAGCACACGCGACTCTGAGCGTTCCAAAATGATTACTCCTGCTCTGCAGCAGGCCATTGAGTCACAGTCTGCAGAGATTGAAGAGGCAGTCTTTGGTCGCGGAGAGAAGTTCTTTGACATCATCGACGATGGTAAAGACCAGGACAGGACTGACATCGAAGCAGTCAAGAATCAGATGTATGAGGATTTTAAAAAGAACCGAGTACGAAAGTCCATTTCTGACAGCATTCTCTTAGGCGCTCTATACGGTACAGGCATCGGTGAGGTAGTGATTGCCGAGAAGACAGAGATGAAGCCCACAATGCGGCCTATCATTGAGATGGGTGTTACCGCATTTGGCGTGGAAGAGACCAAGAAGTTCACTGTTGGCTTGAACCCCATCAATCCGCGTAACTTCCTCATTGACCCCAATGCTACCAGCATCGAAGACGCACTTGGCTGCGCTATTGAAGAGTATGTGTCGATTCATTCCGTTGTGGCTGGAATGGAGTCTGGCATCTACAAAAAAGTGGACAATCTTGGCCCCGCTGCTGTCGATAGCGACATGGAGCCGACGCAGGAAAATGTAGAGTATCAGAACGGCAAAGTAAAGTTGCTGCGCTACTACGGACTTGTGCCGAAGTATCTGCTAGAGGCTGACTCTGGTGAGCAGATTGTCAAGATTTTCCAAGACAAGACGGAAGAGTTCGGCAGCGAAGCCGCTGACTACACGGAACTGGTGGAAGCCATTGTCGTGATTGCTAACGACGGTGATCTGCTGAAGGCCGAAGAAAACCCATACATGATGAAGGACCGCCCTGTGGTGGCTTTCCAGTATGACTCCATGCCCAATCGTTTCTGGGGCCGTGGTGTGGCTGAAAAGGGCTATAACAGCCAAATGGCGATCGATGCACAGATCCGTGCTCACCTTGATTCGCTGGCACTGACCACTGTGCCGATGATGGGTATCGATGCAACTCGTCTGCCTCGCGGTGCTAAGTTTGAGGTGCGTCCTGGTAAGACTATCCTAACCAACGGCAATCCTACTGAGATTCTGCAGCCGTTTAAGTTTGGTAACACCGATCCAGGCAATCTGACCACGGCTAACGAGTTCATGCGTATGTTGCTGATGGCAACCGGAACGGTAGATTCTGCCGCACTGCCTGCAGCCACCTCTGGCGATGGTGCTGGCCTCTCTGCTGGCCTGTCCAACATCATCAAGAAGAACAAGCGTACTCTGATTAACTTCCAAGAGCAGTTCTTGATTCCATTTGTGAATAAGGCTGCTTATCGATTTATGCAGTTTGATCCAGAGAACTATCCTTCTAAGGACTTTGCGTTCATTCCTGCGTCCAATCTTGGCATCATCGCACGCGAATACGAGCAAATGCAGTTTATGAACCTGCTTAAGACACTCGGACCGGATAGTCCTATCGTGCCGCTGGTGATGAAAGCCATCGTTGAGAACAGCGGATTGGCTAATCGTGAGCAGTTAATCCAGCAATTGGATCAGATGCTGCAGCCCAATCCTGAGCAACAGCAGATGCAGATGGCTACGATGCAGTTGCAGATTGAAAATGCCCAACTCCAGAACCAGAAACTGGCTTCTGAAGTATATGCAAATCAGGCTAAGGCGGCTAAAGACGTGGTAGATACCCAGTTAGCGCCTGCAGAACTGCAAGCATCCGTGGCTGCGAGTGCTTCTAAGTACCTCGGAAGCGGTCCTAACGCCACCGATGACTTTGAGCGCCGTGTCAAGGTTGCTAATCTAGCCCTAAAAGAGAAAGACATCGATACCAAGAAAGAGATTGCTAACCTGCAGGTTGTTGCTGCAAGGCAAAATCGATAAAATCGGCTATCTTTCTATGTTCTGCGGCAGTTCCGTTATTTTTGATTC